AGAAGGATGAATAAACATTTATTTACGTAGCAAATTGAGAGGCCATATTATTAGATTGTTGAGTTTCATAGTAATGATACGTCTTAACACAAGATATACTAACACTAGCGGCTGTAGGGTAACTTTGATAAGCTGGAGTTCCTGAGGTCTGTATTCCTGCTCCGTATACTACGAAGAGAACGTCTTCAGTGATGCCGGGTAACGATGTAATATCTCCGGCAAACAACTTCGGGTCTATCATATAGTTTTTCGCATCTCTAACTTGAAAAGTGATCTGCTGACCACCTTGAAGGAGGTATTTCTTTCGATTGGTAATCTTCCAAAACTCGCCGAAGCCGGCGGCGTCAAAAGGAGTTGATTTCCAAAAATTCTGAGTAAGATCGGATCCGCCAACGGGCGTCATATTAGAGGCAAGGGAGGATGCCCAACGCTGAACGGTATTATAATTAGGATCTTTCTTTCTATTCTGTACATTGTACACTTCAACATAACAGGCGTTATCATTGTCTGCATTGAGGACTTGAAAGTCCATCACACAACTTCTGAAGCGAAGTTTTCCATAGGCTGCTGCGTAGCCTGGAGTACTTCCGAAATGATTGTTCCAAATACGAACTAAATCATTATGGGTATTAACAGGTGAGGTTAAATTATAACCTCCATACATGGTAAACGAAGTGACTGCTTGCGCATTATCCGACCCAGTAGGGGCAGTCGTCACGGCTGTATAGTTATTGATCACAGAAACTTGCATTCCTTGGATCTTGTCCATATTGTACATAAACGTCCTCATGGATTTCTTGGCACGGCGGCGAACGCGCCGAGGAGCGGGTCTTCGGCGGTAAAGATTCTGAAAGTCATGTTGACCTGTAACAGAATTAGTCACTACGCGCTGTCGCTTATTACTCGTAAGGTTGCCCGCAGAGCGGCCTAGTCCTCGAGTTCTCTGGTAAGAGCTTATTAGGTTGCTAGCACCTGTAGCTGCTGCTCCTATTAGGGACTGTCTCCAGTTATTGTAATGTCTTCGTTTTACCATAATTGCAGGGGTAGGGCGGGGGACCGTAATATTAAATTTGGGTCCCCCTGTATCCGCTAAATCCGCTAATATAAGAAGAGTTTGCCTTGTCGGCACCGCAACCCCTGCTAAACTGCTTACTAATGCTGACTAAGCATATTACGTAAGCAAGGGCTATAAATAGGATGAGAGTAACGAAATTATTATGGTGTTTCGTTTTAATGCAAAGCGAGTATTTCTTACGTACCCGAGATGTACCTTGGAAAAGGAATCTCTCATGCTGCATGCTTCGAGAGCTTGGGGAGCCAAATGGGTACTTGTGGCAAGGGAACGTCATGCTGACGAGGGGCTGCATCTGCACTGTCTGGTGGTATGGGAACAAAAGCAAGACACTCGGAACGAGCGCTTCTTTGACTGGCAAGGCTTTCATCCGAATATCCAAGTGCCGAGGAATTGGAAGGCCTGCGAAACTTACGTTAAAAAGGATGGGGACTTCGTGGAGTCTGGTTCAATGGAGGAGAATTATTACGAGTTAGCACGAGGAATGGAACGCGAGGCGTGGATCTCATACTGCATTCGCCAAAGGATTTCGCATACATACTGCATGATGATCTGGAATGAAGTACATGATGTGAACACCATCAGTGAGTACTTTCCTAATCTCGATTGGATTAGAGAGGATCTGAGAAGGTATGATTGGAATGATCTCTGGAGAGGCAAGGCGCTGATACTGCAAGGATCTTCAGGGATTGGGAAGACTACTTGGGCTAAGCTGGTTGCACCAAAGCCATGCTTAATGATCAACCATATGGATGCCTTGAAGCAATTTAAGGTTGGTTATCACCAAAGTATTATCTTCGATGACATGTCGTTTATGCATATGCCTAGGGAGGCGCAAATAACGATTCTTGACATGGATAACCCTAGGCAAATCCATGTTAGGTATGGGATAGTGCAGATTCCGGCTAATCTGCCTAAGATTTTTACGTGTAACGTGAAGATCTTCGAGGATGATGATGCTGCGATTAAGAGAAGGATGAATAAACATTTATTTACGTAGCAAATTGAGAGGCCATATTATTAGATTGTTGAGTTTCATAGTAATGATACGTCTTAACACAAGATATACTAACACTAGCGGCTGTAGGGTA